TGTTTGGAATGCTTCGTTATCTGCAAAAAGACAAGCTAAACAGGAAGCTGACGATAAAGAGGTTCGGGACTATAGGGCGCAATTAGAACGAGATGCTCAAGCAAAAGCAACAGCAGATGCTCAAGCAGCATCTAATACCACTGGAACTACACCATCTGCCGACACGCTTGCTAATTTAGGTGGAACAGGTACTGCTAAAGTTGCGGATACAGGGACGGTTATTGATAACACTAAACTTAATACGCAAGGTGGTGGAAGTGCATTGGCTACAGGCGATGCAAGCGCATTATCTACGGGCGATGTTAATAAAATTCCAACTACAAGTGGAAGTGCATTGGCTACAGGCGATGTTAATAAAATTGCAACAACAGGTGGAAGCGCATTATCCACAGGTGATGTTAATAAAATGTCAACTTCCCCTGCTGCGACAAGTCCTCCCAGTACAATAAATACAGGAAGCATTCCTGCTCTTACTACGGCTGATTTAACTAATTGGTACAATACTCAACCAAAGGGGGTTACTTCAGATCAATTAACGGCTGCTTTAAAAACACAGCAAGATACATTAAACAAGTCCTATACCGATGCCTTAGCTGGAAATCAAACCGCACTTACTTCTCAAAATGCTAACTTCTTAAAAGATTGGACTACTAGCGCAGATACGCTTAAAAATAGTATTCTTAGTGGTGTTGATACCAAGAATCAAGCATTTGGCACACAAGCAACACAAGGTTTTATGGATGCCTTTAAGAATTTCCAAATACCCACTAACCAGCAAACTGGTGTTAACTTAGGTAATTATAATGATAATCGAAATGCCGCTGCCGACCAATGGTGGTCACAATATGTTACAGGACGGAGATAATTAAATGGCAACTATAGAAGAAATAGCAGCTGGTTTGCGGTCTGGAACACCTGTGCAAAAACCAACTACGGTAACGCAAACTTTTGATCCGAAATATATTAATACCTATGGGGATTTAATTAAAAATACTACTGATCCCAATTTGGTAAGTAAATTAACTACTTATGGGCAAGTTACTGACGCTTATGGGAATCCATTATTCGATCAGAATGTATTTTCGGCAGTTAACTCTCCAAATAAAAAGATAGCAGAACCTGCAAATAAAGCTATTCAAAGTACACTAGGTACTTGGGCAGATGAAGTGCTTCAAAAAGATACTCTTGATCCTATAACAGGTCAACCTATCAATTGGAATAATGTAGGTGGAACATCTGGTAAACAGTATCAAGCAGCTAAAACTGCATTGATAAACAATCCTGCAAACAATGTGCGATGGACTAGTCAAAAAACACAAGCACAGACTATTGCGGATAAAGCTGTTGCTGATGCTAAAACCCAAGAAGACGCTAGGGTGGCAGCGGATGCTAAAGCAACTGCTGATGCGGCAGCGGCAGCGGATGCGACAAAATTAGCTACTGAGCAAGATACTGCCAATCAATTAGCGCAACAAACTGCTAATGATTTAAAATTAAAAAATGCCACCGCACCACTTGATACTAAAACATTAGGTGGCGGGTTTGATGCACTTGGTAATCCTATAAATAGTACAGTCACATCTGGTATTACACAGGATATGATTGATAAGGGAATGCTTAATGTTGCTAAAGTAGGCGCTCCAACTACCATTGTTAATCCAAATTCAGCCGCTGATGTTACCAAGATGGTGGACGCTGCCAAAGCATCTGAAGTCAATGTTACACCGGATTCAATGGTATCTAATCAGCTATCTGGATTACTTGCTAAAAACAATCCTTATATCCAACAAGCTGTTAATGCGGCTAATCTACAGGCATCGCGTAGAGGTATGCTTAATACAGGCGCTGCTGCTGGATTTGCTCAAGACGCAGCGATTAAAGCCGCTTTACCGATTGCGCAACAAGACGCATTAACTAGACAAAAAGCCAATGAAGCCAATGCACAGGCTCAGAATCAATTACTTAATACTGGTCTTGGTCTTAAAGCCACCAGTATGGATAGGCAAGCTCAGAACGATATTCAAGTTCAGAATTGGAATGCGGCTAATAAAATTACAGTAGATAGTACGAATACAAAAGCAATTAATGATGCTACCAATTTGTTTACCACAGCAATACTAAACGATTTGAATAATTTAGCCACATCTAATCGGGACTCTGGCGCTAGATTAAGAGAACTTATTAGTAAAGGGAACATTGAAATTGCAGGCAAGGTAACTCAATCTGTTATTGATAGCGTGGCAGCAGATACGAAATTTGAATCTGATAAAAAATTAGCTGTATTTAATGAAACTCTAAAGCAACAAACCAATCAACTAACTGCTGAAAATCAAGTAATGGTTGATGCACTAAAAGGCGAGCGTGAAACTTCTAATGCCGTATTACAAGCACACGCAGTTATTGACGGACAACTGCTCGATGGTATTAGAGCCATTAACCTTACTCCAGATATGAATGAAAAAGCTAAGGCAGCTAATGCTAATGGACTAACTATGATAGCAAATGCAATGAAGAAAAATATTACTGCTACAGCGGCAGCGCAATCACAACTAATTAATAGTGATGCAGGTAAAACTGCAACTTCCTTAGTTTCTCCGACAAACAAATAGGTATCTTTATGGCAGCTTCAGCAGATTTACAATTAGAACAAATGAAAGCAAACGCAGCGGCTCGACATGAGCAAAGTTTACTCGGAAGGTATGAGCAAGTTTCTCAGAATAAACCAGTGGGGATGTTATCTATGCCAAACACTGATTTACCTATGTTTACCGCATCTCAATTCGGTTCGTTTAAAACACCTCAACCTCAACAACCCGAAAGCGGTGGTATGAGTGTAATGTGTACTTTAATGCGCGAATACGGCTATCTTGAAGATGATGTATTTGACGCTGATACTTTATTTGGGCATTTGATCGCAACTACTCATCCAGAAGTCCTTATCGGCTATCATGCGTGGGCAAAACCACTAACTGAATTCTTGCGTAACAATGCGATTTATATCCCGTTATTTGCTTATATTGTTCAAGCATGGGCATATGAAATGGCAGAGCAATTTGGCATTGTAAAAAATCGCAGTACATTTAAACGATTAGTTGGTAAAATAGTGATGAATGTAGGTAAGCCAATTTGTGGGTTTATTGGAACAGTAATTTCATCACAAGGAAACTATGAGTATCACCGGACTTAACGTACAAGCACATCACTTTATTGGCGGAATCTATGCCAAAGAAGTGATTATTGATGATGGCTTTGAAGTTCAGCAACACGCTCATACCTTTGATCACATGAGTGTTCTTGTTGAAGGATGCGCTATAGTTTGGCAAGGTGATACTCAAGAAACCTATTTTGCCCCTGCTGTGATTGAAATTAAAGCCGGTATTGAGCATAGCGTTCAAGCGGTTAACGGTAGAGTGGTTTGGCTATGTATCCATGCTACAGCTACTTGTGATGCAGAAAATATAGATGACGTGCTTATCGGCAAACCCAATATGGTCAATACCGGTATTCATGTTGATGTATCGGCTATCAATAAATTTATTTCTGATAATGATTATTTATGGAATAAATTTAAACAACGTACTGAATCGTCTAAATCACCACATAGGGAAGTAGATGATATCTGGGTTCGCTATAATGATATTAAAAATTATAATCCATCGAACCCTTTAGCATTTCATGATGAACACGATAGCGTTTTCTATATTAACGATCAGAAATTTAAAGATGAAATTGCTAAGATTAGCCGTGCAATTTGTGAAAAACACAATATCCATAAAACAGAATTTGGTGGCATTTTAATTACTCGTATCCCTGCCGGTAAACAAGTTTATCGTCATAACGATGCGCATAGCTGGCACGCAGAATACTATAAAGATAAATATTTAATCTCTTTAGAATCCAATGATAAGCAATCTTTTAACTACGAAGGGCAATCTATTACTACTCCTGTGGGTGATATATTTAGTTTTAATAACCTTGTTGACCATTGGGTGTTAAATGATTCGGATTCACCACGGGTTAGTTTAATAATTTGTATGCGCCATAACGCATAATTACGCTACACATAACGTCGAGATGACGTAAGGACAAAAGATGAGTACCTTTAACCCACCGGCTGATATTGCTCAGATTACTCTAGCAAAATCCTCAGACGTTAACGCTGTTAAGGCGGCTACCGCAATTGCATTTGGATTGCTTCCAAGTGAAACCAAACTTCAACGTGGTACAGTCAATTTCGCTGTAGACACCGGTACAGCGAATACCTATGTGGTAGCACTAGACAGTTCCATAACAAGTTACACCGATGGTCTACAAGTCGTATTCAGACCTCTTAATGACAATACGGGCAGTGCCACTATCAATTTAAATAGTCTTGGCGCAAAGTCCATTAGACTTACTGATAGTGAACCGATTCAAGCAGGGGATATTAGCGCTGGAGCGGTTATCGATGTTCGCTATAGTACGTCAACAGGGTTTTTCCATTTAACGCCAAACTCAGCTATTTACGCTCACGATGCAGGGGTATCGGCAACAGCCGCAGCGGCAAGTGCATCGACGGCATCTACTCAAGCAAGTAACGCATCTACCTCAGCTAGTAATGCCGCAAGTAGCGCATCAACAGCAAGTACGTCGGCATCAAACGCATCGACTAGTGCATCAACAGCAACGACTCAAGCCGGTATTGCAACAACACAAGCCGGTATTGCAACAACACAAGCAGAATTAGCAACAACACAGGCAAATAATGCTTTATCAAGCGCAAATACAGCAACAACACAGGCTGGAATATCGTCAACACAAGCGGCTGCTTCCGCATCGTCCGCTACTATTGCGTTAAACAGCGTATCTTCGGTTGCGACCTCTGCTACAACTGCGACAAATCAAGCGACAATCGCAACTACTAAAGCCGTCGAATCCTCAAACAGTGCAACTAATTCTGCAAACAGCGCAGCTTCAACTGCAACATTGCTTGCGAATGCGGGGTCAATGTTGGGAATAAACTTTGGAGCATTTACTATTTCGGGTGGAGAACTTACTGTGACGCATCTATCAACTTCCACACCGTCGCTATCAAACGGTGAATTAATCTTAACTTACGAGACTTTATAATGGCAACGACAAATCTAGGGCGAATAGGGTTAGTCTCTCGCGGCACATGGTCAGCAGGGACATATAAAAATTTAGACGTAGTGTCTTATAATAACTCACTTTATATCTGTAAAGTGACTACGACAACCGACGCTCCAACAGTAACGGCTAGTTGGGATTTATATGTAAGCGATAGCGGGGCTGCCGCAAGCGCAGCAGCAGCCGCAAGTAGTGCTACCGCAGCAGCGGCTAGTTATGATTCATTTGATGATCGATATTTAGGCGCAAAAACATCTGATCCGACGGTTGATAATGACGGAAACGCATTGCTAACTGGCGCATTATATTGGAACAGCGCAACGGGCGTATTTAAAGTCTGGTCGGGTAGTGCATGGATAACTAATATCACATCAAATCAGTTTGGTACAAACGTCGCCACATTCCTTCAAACGCCTTCTAGCGCAAACCTCGCTGCTGCATTAACAGATAAAACAGGTACAGGGACAAACGTATTTGCATCAAACCCAACCTTCCCTGCGCAAATTAACCTTACTGCAAACAGTGGCTATAATATCTATGCTTCTGGAACAGCTGATAATTATTTGGCTGGTGGTCTTAGTATTGGCACAGTAAACGTCACTGGATACTACGGTACTTTTAATGTCGGAGGCAGCGGCTCGCCAACTGGTGGATATTTATCTGCTGTATCCGCTAGTCAATCAATACCTGCAACAACAACCGCAAGGTATGATTCTTTTACATCGTTTCCAACCATCCCCGCTGCTAGTTTTTCGCTAACTGATATAAATCATTTTTTTGCTAATCCTTCGTCCTTTGGCGCAGGTGTTAGTGTTACAGCTCAATATGGTTTTAACGCACAACCTACACTCACAGGTGCAACAAACAACTACGGATTTTATGGTGGTATAAACGCTGCCGCTGGTAAAGTCAGATATAATCTCTACATGGGAGGAACGGCTGATAATTATTTGGCTGGAAAGCTATCTGTAGGGACTACATCAACCGCGCAACCGTTAACTGTTTGTGGGGCTAACGGTAGCGGATTTACCGGCGAGCGTATTATTAATGGCAACTACGGCACTGGTATTGCCGGTGTTGAGTTTGTATCTGATGCAACTTACGCTAAAGCTGCTATTGGTTTACTGCGAAATAACGCTAATGGGGTAGGTAATTTAAACTTTTATAATTCGACTAGCACTAGCGCGGCAGACTGGACGACAGCCGATTTAAAAATGACAATAGACTCAACTGGCAACGTAGGTATCGGCACAGCTTCACCCGACGCATCCGCCATCCTTGACGTTCAAAGCACTACCAAAGGCGTGCGTATGCCTAACATGACAACCACGCAGAAAAATGCTATTGCGTCACCTGCGGCAGGTTTGATGGTTTTTGATACAAACTTAGCTAAACTCTGCGTCTACACAGGCGCAGCATGGCAAACAATCACTTCAATTTAAGGAAACACTCATGACAACAACATACACATACGAACCAACTAACTTGCAACGCGACCAAAACGGTATTGCGAACCAAGTTCAATTTACTATCACAGCATCAAACGGCACAGACAGCGTAACGGTTAACTCTATTACAGGTCTACCTGCACCTAAAGGCACAGTCATTGATTACGATAAACTATCAAAAGCAGACGTTATTGCATGGATTAAAAATCTAGTGGGTACACAGTCTGAAGCGTTAGCAGATTCGGAATTAGCGGCTCACATTGAAAACAAAAAAATTGTACTCTCTAACGGCACACCTTGGAGCAACTAATATGATTACTTGGAATTTATCTGAAGAAGTGGCAAACGCGATTTTAAACACACTGGGAAATCTACCCACGTCGTCAGGCGCATTTCCAATCCTTATGGATTTAAAACAGCAAACTGATAGTCAAACTGAAGAAAAAAAAGAGGATTAGTTATGCCTGACGAAGCCTGCCGCCTTGCTAAAGTAGAGCAACGAATTGAAAACCTCGAAGAAATATTTGAAGATCGGGGTAAGAAGCTTGATGCCATAATTGCTACTCTTGAAGAAATGAAGAACGAGCAAACGCGCTATAAAGGTTTTATTGGAGGCATTGTATTCACTATTAGCGCATTGTTTTCGTTTATTGCTTGGTGGACGAGTAAATAATGGAATTCCTACAGTTTGCAACGGACGTAGGCTTCCCAATTGCCGCTGCTTGTGTAGGAATGTACTTTGTATTTCTGACGATTAAATTTTTGCTTGATAGCGTACTTGAAAAGATTAAAAGCCTTATCGGTATCATCAAGCAACTTGATAAACGTGTCACGGCTATGTCAGAGGATATTGTAAAAATAGATGTACTCATGACAGAAACGCTTGATATGCCAATTGAAAAAGAGAAGGTGGCGCGTTTTAATAACCCGCAAGAAAAGAGAATTGATTAATGGATGTTGACGCATTAGCTAAATATATCAACCAGTATGGATTCCCTATTATTGCATCAAGTAGCATGGGGTATATCGTCTATTTCGTTTGGATATGGGTAACGACAATTGTTAAGCCAATCCTTACTGAAACAACAGACGCGCTGATTGAATTAATCGACCAAATACGCCTGCTTGATAATGATATGATTCGCTTAACACAAAAATTAATTACGGTACTTTCTATGAGATCACGAAAATGAAAACAGGCGAACGCGGTTTAAAATTGATTAAAGAATTTGAAGGTTGCAAGCTCAAAGCGTACCAATGCCCAGCTGGTGTTTGGACTATTGGCATTGGCTCAACGCGATATTCTGATGGTAGCGCGGTTAAACGAGGTCAGACTTTAGCAAATGAAGAAGCCGCGTTATTACTATTATCTAAAACATTAACGTCATATGAACACGCAGTAAATGCTATCAAGGTTGATTTAACTCAAAATGAATTTGATGCGCTGGTATCGCTTACTTACAATATTGGAGCAGGTAATTTAGCCAGCTCAACGCTTGTTAAAATGCTAAAAGCCGGTAATAGTAAAGCTGAGATTGCAAAGCAATTTTTACGATGGGATAAAGCAGGGGGTAAACCGCTTGCTGGTCTTACACGACGACGCAACGCTGAAGCAGAATTGTTTTTAAGCAAATAATTAAAAAGCCGCTTACTCAGCGGCTTTCTTCTAATTTCAATTGGTTCTTGGTTAACCACCTATAATACGCTTGTTCTGGTGACTTACCCGTACAAGTTACCGTATCTTCCCACTCGGTATAACATACCCAAAATAGTCCTACTTTTTTTAGTTTAGGTTTCATTTACGTTATCTCGACAATCCGCATCACACCATCTACGCCCATGACCAATATAGTCACCGCACGTCCAGCATAAGCCTGTAGGGTTGCTGGTATCAATAGCCGATGCTTTTGATCTTATAATAGTGATTGCCTTGTCACGCATCATTTCTTCATGTTGCGTTGCAAGGTCGGTATTTCCTTCTTCTGTAGCCATCTTAATTTGTCTTGGTAAATTCCATAAGTTTATGGGCGGTAGTGTCAAATCAGACCATGTAATCATGGTCAGTTCAGTTTAACATCTTCTTTTAAAATCTCTTTCCAGCGCTGTAGCGTAAGAATAACCTCATCAATATCTTGGTCAAGTGTCTTGACTGATTTACCGGCTCGAAGTAATTTCTTGATAGCGTGTTGTTGCTCTGGTGCTACGATATTATAAATTCTAAAGATGCGATAAGGGTCTATTTTATGACCTTTATAGCTGAATTGATAGTGAGAATCGGCTTTTTGTTTATCTTCTTTTCTCAGCTCAATTTGGCGCAGTGCTTCATCGTGTCGGTTAAACTCGGCAGGAATATCCGTTTCTATTTTTACTTGCATTTCAGTTTCTTTTTGATGCTTATCTGCCGGATCGTAATTTTTCAAACGATAGAAACTGTCTTTACCATTAGGCTCTTTAATGAGTATATTATTGGCAACCATTTCGTGCATAGCTGCGAACACATCGGGTCGTTTAATAAACGGCTGAGTCACCATTGCACGATCATGAATTTCAGTCACTGTCCAAAATTCGTTATAGCGCATAATTTCAAAAATAACTTTTTCTAATGACATAGTGTTAATTCCCATTGCTTTGGTACAAGTAAGTGCCTTGTTATAAAATCACGGTAAAGAGCAAAATCAAGTTGCCGTGATTCAAGTTTTACTTTTTGTGTTAATCGCTGTCTAAGTGCGGCTTTTGATCGATGACAGGCTTTACAGTCTGATGATAATCGCCTTGTGCTTTTTATGTAATACGCATCAACAGGTAGGTTCTTGCGACAATAACAACATTCTTTTAGTTGCTCAGTCATTAGGCAATTCCTTGAAGATATTTGGTGCAATTCCATGTAGCTGGCGGTTAATCTCATGTGCCACTGCGCGTATCTCCCACTGCACTTCTTTACCGCTACGCAGTTTAATAAAGTCATACCACGCTTGGAAGTTACCTACTACCAGTAATTCTGTGCCTATCCCTTGTGGTAGAACAAATCTCGCATCTTCTTTTTTAATTCCCAGTTCAATTAAATGGTCGTATAGACTAACCGCAGTATCAACGTAAACTCTTACTGTTTTACCATATTTATCATCTATAGTATCTGGAATAATCATTGTCATGTGTTCTTCATTGCAATACCTCTGACTACGTTGCAGGAAATCTAAATGCTTACTGCGAACAAACTGGTGACTACAGATACGGCTAATGTCTTCAACTGAAAATGTCGCATGAGCAAAGCGTAGTGTAGATAGATGTCCTTTAGTCACGCAGTGTTCTGCCCGTTTGATGCACTGCTCTGGTGATGAGTCTGTCTTACCGTAGCATATTCCTGCCAGTAATCCGATATGTTCTTCGGGGTTAGATGTGCTTTGCACTAGGGTGACTTTCATTTCGTATCCTCAGTTGTTTTTACCGTCATTTCTGCAACTTTTTCTGCAATATACGCATCCCATATTTCCCCAAGTTCTTTTTGTATCTTTTCAAATTCGGGTTCTATGCGCTTATACCTTTCAATCAATTCGTCTGGTACTTCTATTTCATCACCATCTCTCCCATAACCATTATTGCCAATTAACAAATACATAAAATCATGTCTTTCCTCAAACCCTATTGGTATTTTCATTTCTTCTCTCCGCTGAGTTGATAAGGGTGGCAGGTTAAGTTCCATTTTGAGCTAGTCAACTGCATAGATTTCAAAACAAAGTCTTGTCTTGTTGCCGCTGATTCACATGATACTTTGTCTGCAAATGTGGCTGTTGACTGTGTAGTATGGATGCTTGATGACCACGATGTAATCGTACTAATTAGTATATAGGCTGTTGTTGCAATCATTTTGTTTCTCCGATGTGGCGGTATTTGCAGCAAGCATGAAATTGTAAATGGCTTTTTGATGTAACCCATTGTTCACCATCAGCACCAAATATTTCAAACTCCATCCAAGGATCAATCCTTCTTGCTGCAACTTCAGCATATTTAGCCAGTATTTCAGCATGTGGATGTGGTGTGATGACGGGTTCTGGTCTGTTATAGTATTCTTTATAAACACCAAATGTAACCCCATTTTTATCAACCCAAAATGTGTTTAGTACGGCTTGAACCGCATTTTCAGGCGCGTCATTCCAATTTGGTTCAACAAACGGTGTTGCAGTTTGTCTTTTGTTCCAATCGTGAAACTCCTCATATAAATCTTTACTTGTTGATTGGTTACTAGCAATGCCAACCAATTCCGCAATTTGTTCGTTTGTTAATAAGCTCATTTTTTACCTTCTTTTATTTTTAAAGTATGCAATTCACCAATTCTAGCGGCATTGATTAACCATGCTAATTGGCGCAATATTCCTTGTTGTTCTTTTACATATTGCTCAGGTGTCATTTCCCTGTACTCCCAAAGCCGCCTGCGCCACGCTCAGTCACCGTGCTGAATTCCTCTACCTCTACAAACTCTGCTCGCACAATAGGAATAAACTTCATTTGAGCAATGCGGTCTTGCGGATTAATCTTGTACACACCAGTGCCTGTATTCTTTACTGACACTTTAAGTTCTCCCGTAAAATCACTGTCGATTAAGCCAACACTATTGCCGAGTTTGATACCATGATTATGCCCAAGACCACTACGTGGCAGGATAACCGCTGCCACATTATCGTCATTGATGTTGATGGCAATTCCTGTAGGAATCAATGCTGTTTCGCCTAAGTCCAGCTTGATTGCTTTAGTGATGTTGGCGCGTAAATCCACAGCCGCTGCACCTGCTGTTTCGTAAGCAGGCAGTATTACTTTTGGGTCTAACTTCTTAATTTCAATTTTCATTTTGTTTCCTTCAATGCAACGCTTTGCAATAAGCTATTATTGTGTTTGTGCGGATTTGTGTATTCAGCTCCGCTGTATTTACTCGCTGTTAAAAAATCGGTTTCGATTGGCTTATCAAGCACGATGCTTTCCAAATCACTCCCAAGTGTTATAAGCTCGTCGTGCAGATAATCTGGCATAAACTTTTCAATCATAAAGGCGTAAGCCTCCAATGCTGACAGCAGTTTTATGGTGCGGAGTGCTTGTTCTTTATTCATTTTCTACTCCAATACCGTGTGCTTTTTCTATTGCTCTGACAAACTTAAAATATGGATTATTATCAATGTAACCGTACTCGTTTAAAAAGCCGTAGACAGAACCATCATCATCTTTAATATGGTCAAGCGTAAATCCTGCATTGTATCCAATGTTAAAAATTTCATCATCACTCAAAGGCTCTTGCTCATTTTGTTTATTGTCGTACATCGCCATCATTGCATTAGCAAACCAACCAAACATGGTTTCTTTATCAACATTGCAATTAGGATGTGTCTTAAAAAAGAAATCTGTCCATTCTCTTGCATCTGTACTGCTGTGAATGCTCATATTGTATAAATCATTTACCATCTTATTACTCCTATTCTCTTTAGTGCCGCACGGACTTTATCAGGGCGTTCGTTTCTAAATATATGCGTCATAGTCATATCTCTAGTAAACATCGCGTATTTAAAACTGCGCCATTTCGCATCGCATCGATTGAATCCTCTTTGTCTTACTCTCATAACTCATCCTCTATCTTTAGGTAGCATTTGTCGTGCTTTATCGTAAATTTGTTTAGCTTCCTCTATGGACTCACCAGCTTGCCACGAATCCAAGACTTCTTCAAAAATATTCACCAACTCGTCGATATATTTGCCATATAAATATGATTCAAGACTCATAAATCACCCACACTTACTATCACCACAATTAGTACACGTCATGCACCCGTCCATCAGTATCAGAGCTTTGACATTGCATTTGGTGCAGAGTTGCATCTCAACACCTTTGGCTTCTTCTTTCTTAGCTTCTAAGTACGCTTGTTGATGCTCATCCACCTCAACTTTAATAACACCTGTTTCTATTAAATGCTGTTCAATTACGCTACCAATCTCAGCCACTAGCGATGGCATATACACACCACCTTTTTTGTAATAACCACCTTTAGGATCAAAGACATTCTTGAGTTCTTCTACAAGGAAAGTAGAGTCACCACCTTTGCGCCACACAGCAGATACTAAGCGCGTCAGTGCAAGTACCCACTGGAAATGCTCCATGTTCTTACTGTTAATAAACATCTCGTAGGGATGACGCTCGTCACCATTCAGCACCATATCGTTAATTGTGATATACAGAGCGTGTTCGCTTTGTGGCGTTTTTACTTTGTACGTTGTACCTGTCAAATGCGGTGGGCGAGGAAAATTCTCGTGTATCATCTCAAACACTACTTTTTCTTCTGTCTTATCAACTACTTTGTAGCCTACAATTTTATGTTCAATTTTATTCATCTATTAAATCCTCAAGCACTTCCCCAATACAATCTAGCAGTACGCTAAGTCCTAGTAACAACTCACTTGCTAAGTACAACAAACAGCAAATAAGGAATACAGGGAACTTCAATATGTTTATCAATGTGTTCATCTTTGATGCCTTATGTCATTAAATATAGCGCGTCTTGCTTTGCATCTATCACACTCCCGATAACCAAGTGATTGGTAAACTCGCCAATAGTCATGTTTGCAATTGGTAGCGTCTGGTAACGCTCGTATTGGTTCTACCTTCTGAACTTTGTCCATAGTATCCTCATCGTCAAAGTTAACATCCCAACATATAAAACAAGTGATATCCAATCATGTAATGCCATCGTCATCTCCTTTTCCATACTCAACCATAAAACACACTACGGTAAACAATATGACTGCCCAATATATTAATTCGCCCATTGTTCTTCTTCCTCTAATGCTCTGAGCATCAACTTCAACTGCTCAATTTCTTTGAGGAGTTGAAGTTTAATTTTTCTTAGTTCTTTTTTGTTTTTTTGAGCCGTTTTAAGGCGACTTATACATTCGTCTTTGGTCATTTTGACACCATATTCCCTTGTATATCCCTGCTCATTTCATATACACCATACAGTTTACCTTCACGGAGGATGAACTCTCCGATATTGGTTTTAATAACAACGTGACGGTTTTTGTTGTCTACATAATTAGTCGCTTGGCATATAATTAAACACACAGCAAATAACCCTGCTACTAGCCAACCTTTATATTCTTTATTCATATTGATCACCACCGTTTTTTATGTCGTCCACGGGGGGCTAAGTAAACTCCCACTAATGAAAATGCTTTTTCTAAATCTGTTAATGCCCATAAAAATGACGGTCTACCTTCTTTGCTAACGGTAACACCTACAGGCGAAGCATCGAGGTTGATCAATTTACTTCTAAGTGTGCTTTGTGTCATTCCTGTCTTTTCTCGGAACTGCTTAATCGTCATTGAACTCATTGTACTGTACCCGTTGATAAGTCATTGCACACCGCCATAATCACCCGTGCAGGGCGTTTTGACATTTGGTAAGCACCAACAGCAAGATTCCATTCTTCACGTCCATTGGTGCAAGCTGTCATTGATTCATAAGGAATTACGCTTGTGGTGTAGACAATGGTTTCTTTGGTAGTGCTATGACCTTTTTTGTCAATGTTTGTTTCTGTTGTTAGAAACGAGAGAGTTAATGTTAATGCCGCTGCGGTAATACTCATTTTTTATTCTCCAATACTGCGTTTTTAAGCGCTCTACGCAGACGGGTGATTTCGTCTAATGCGCTGAAGTGCAAATACGCCATCGTCATAAACAAACCTATCATTAAGACATAAGCAATGCTGCTTTTATCTAAATAGTCTAAACCTTCAATTATTGCGCCCATTGTCTGTGTCCTCAGCTATTACGCTTCTAGTGTTGCTGAATTAGTATTAAGTTCTTCACGAACACCATCGAGCATTTCAACGCAATCATTGATTTGCTTGTTAATTTCTTTAATAAATATTTCCCTATCTTCTAGTTTGTCAGTGCTACCGACTAAATACCCTACTGCCTGTACAAGCTCAAAGGTTAAATCGCTGAAGGCTTCTTGCTGGTTATCATGTTCCAACGCAGTTGTTAGTAATTTTAAAATAACATCATGGTGGTTAAACTTTTTTTGGTTCGACATATCTATCTCCTAGCATTTTGCGTAATTGTTTTTCAGTATCTATTGCTCTTTGTTTATTGAAAGTATCCCATTGAGAGTGCGTCCAATACTTGCGCTCATCTTCTTCTTCCTCAACATACCAATATGCGTCAGAAGTGTTATCTTCAAATACTCGCATTTATATAACCTCTTGATTGTGTTATACTCAATTTGCATTCCACTCCAACTGTTTGAAATGCGTTCATGTGTTAGACTCCTCGACTCTATTCCTACTGCCTGTTTATTCCTTTGGGGCAGTAGGATTTTTTTGTTTCGAGAAACCGTGAAGCTATTTTATTGATTTTATCCCCTCAGTCAACCTTAACTTAACTTATTTTAATGCACGAAGTAAGTCAGATTGCACAATATCTTTATCTTTCAATACGTTAATGATTCGCTCGTCAATGCAGCCTTTGCAGATTAAGTGGATAATCCTTACCGCCATAGTCTGTCCTTGCCGGTACAATCGAGCATTAAACTGCTGGTAATATTCCAAACTCCAGCTCAGTGAAAACCACACAATCATGCTACCACCGTGTTGGATATTAAGACCGTGACCGGCAGAATTATGTGATATGAATACCTCCCCATTATTATTTCGTACAAGAAATCTATTTCTTGTACCGCAATCCACTAAATCAAATACTTCCGAGAACGTCGGTTTTTCGGATACTTTGAATTTAAATAATTGGTCACAGCATCCTCTGGAGTCATTCCTAAATTTAAACGAGGGGTTATCGCTCCTCTGCTTATGTTCACAACCCTGCAAAATTCTGACAAGTGCATTTGTTTGCCTTTGTAAACTAAAACCCTGTTGTTTATTTTGTTTGCTTGTTGTTCCATATTTGTTGCCCATCGGCAATTGTCTTTGGAATAACCTTTTGAATTGTCTATCCGATCTAAAGTTAGATTGTCTGAATATGTTTCTTTCATATCTGAATAAAAATTCTTGAAGTCTAACCATTCTTTCGCAACGCCCTTGCCTTTTCCACCATATAGAATATAGCTTCGATCGTATTCTTTCGTTGCTCGACTTATCATCCCCTTCCAAATACTCCAAATTCTTGTATTTGTCATTAAATGAAAGTTTTCTTTTACGCATTTTGAACAATGTTTTCTGTTCTCTTTGTTCGCTCTTAAAACATTTTGTTTTAATATTGTGTGTATTTCCCCGCAATGGCAACATTGAGCTAAGGTAAGCGTCAGTTCCGCTGTAGCTGTAATTCGCTTTTCTTCTAGTATGGATATTATTTTGTACATTTTTTGCTTCCACCCATTTGTCATCGATAAGTATTTTATGATTCTCGGTCATGGTTATCCCCATCACATCAATCACTTCTTTTACACCAGAAAAATGACACCCGCTATGGCTTACAAATTCAATACCATCAAAAACACGTTCGTCTTTTTTCACATCGACAATCTTAGTCCATCCTCTATGTTCAGTCAACACTTCAGTCGATGGATGTAAACAAGCCGGATGAGCAAATAGAAGGGGTATTTCGCCATTGTTCCATTCATCAATAGTGCTTTGATGCTTATCGAGAACTCGTGCATTAGGAAAGCGTTTAAGCAATCGCTCAATATCGCTTTTGAAGTTATAGGCAACAAGGATATTCTCCCCATCGTTCTGCTCAATAATGTCTGCAAGCGCATCAAGTTTTGCATCATGGACTATTTCATAGTTTTTAAACTCATCGACGTACACAGCACCAGCGCAATACTGCAATAACTTATTGGCAAGTGTCGCTGCGCTCAATGCTTCAACTTCAGACTCCTCAAACTTCAAATAAAGTTTTTCTTCAAGAAGTTTATAATTGTTCATTACTGTAGGTGCTAATTCAATTTCTTCATATAATTCAATGTAGTCTGGCATTTCAAGATAATCACTCGTTTCCATTGATATCGTAAATGGCGCTATCAATGCTTCAATTTTCTTTTGTGAATCTTTGCGAGGGGTATATTTGTAACCGCTGTAATCCTGTTCAAAGAATCGGCTTTTATACATAGTCATGGTTCGCCCAAGTGCTTTACCGTTATCTACTAAATAGCATTGCGACCACAAGTCAAGCAAACCATTTGGCGAAGGTGTTCCTGTAAGAAGGGTAATGTAGTGAACATACGGCAATGCTTTGCGTAGTGCTTTGACACGTTTGCTTTTATCGCTTTTAAAACTACTGGATTCGTCAATAACCACCATTTGAAATGGGAACTTATCCCTATAGTGATTTACTAACCAGACCACGTTTTCTCGATTAATAACATAAACGTCAGCGTCATGGTGGAGGGCAGCTAGGCGCTTTTGCTCTGTACCTGTGCAGATTTTGAATTTTAAATCTTTGAGATGCTCCCATTCCTTTGCTTCTTGCGCCCAGACGCTATTAGCTACTCTCAGTGGCGCAATAACAAGCGCTTTGGTAATCACACAAGCATCAATCAAATCGTTGATTGTAGTGAGCGTAGAGGCTGTTTTCCCCATCCCCATTTTAAGCGCACAAAGTGTTCGCTCTTGTTCAATTTGAAACGCGGAGGTTCTGACTTGGTAATGACGGAGTTCTGCTCTAGTGCGCATAATCGCCTTCCACTGGTAATCGATAAAGCAATAAAGTATCAACGCTTTCTTTTGAGTCAATGACATAGACATGGACGCCTAATTCACGTCGCCTTTGATGATCTCGTTCTTGCGCTTCAGTAGGTTTCTTTTTAGGCGCTTTGCATTCAACAAAGAACATCGGCTGAAATGGTAAAGTAATTAAACGGTCTGGAACGGATCGACGATTAGGTGATGTGAATTTTTCACACGTTCCACCAACCTTTTTGACTTGATCGCACAAGTATTTTTCAATTTCTTTTTCAAGCATTGTAACCGACTCCTTTTAACACTTCGTTTGCTTTAGTGTAGTAATAATAAAAATCAATATCCTCTGGAAAAGCATTTGGCAAATTCATCAATGGACGGCAAGCTTGTGACATAGGGACTTTGTTTCCATTCTTTGCATAAACAAGTGAGGTATCAGCAAGACCTAAATCGCAACTGTGATAGAAACGAACGGCTTTACCAAGATACTCACCTCTAAATAATGCGCCACCTGTCACTCTACGAACTGTCACAAACTTTCTAACGTCATCACAATCGGTAATTGTCTTTTCAATTGGCGTTCCGTTAGCGATAAATTCAGCGACTGCTTCATAGATGATTAAGCCATCGGGATTTTTGCTCAGTGACGCTTCACCAAAACACCCTTTACATTTAGTTTTACCGTCGAGCTTCACAGCAATATAGTTATTTACGTCACGCGATGCAATTTCGCGGTATTTAGTTTCTTCCAATGTGTAGCTGGTTTGAATCTCCCAATTGAATAGAATTTCTTGAAGCATGGGCATTTGACTTTCGTGGTAATACGTCACAATCCCATCGGTGTTTGCACTGACTACGCGAATACCATTTAGTTCAAGTTCTTCAATTAACATGAGTAGGGATAACTGACCAGTGATAGTGGTTTGCAAAAGTAACTGTGGTGAGTATAAGCTACTGTATTTGCTGCCAAATTTTCCAAAACTCCCGTTTAATTGAATTTTTTTACCATCTGCTTCAACGGTAAATTTCTTTTTTTCAGCTTTCAGTATTTCTATTTCTTTCTTCAATGAATCTATGCCATTTTTAAATTCCTTTTCCAAATAGCCAATTCGATGTTCTATCTCTTGAGCTTTCTTTTTGGCAAGTAATCTTTCGCGCACAATGTTTCGATATAAATTTAAAAATGGTTGACCCATAGATTCTGGGAATAATTTTTGTTGTAAAATGATGCTCGGATAGTAGCTCCCAACATCAAAATCCGACAAGTAATAAGCATCAGCAGGTTTAATGTGCTGCGCAGTTTCGCGTGAATGAAGTCCGCCAATACCCATTTGATATGATGCACCACCAATTTTGATAGGTTGAGTTAGCCATTTAGGTAATTCAACACTGCCATTATCTTTTAGCGTAAAAGTTTCATAAATTAATTGGTCAAAAATATCGCAAAGTTCTTGTGTTTTAAATTGGATAATTTCAGGATTGCGATAACTAAATGTGTAATTATTATCTAATTTTGTTGGGCGGTAATTTTCCCCCGTCAATGCCGACAGTTCTGATTTAATAATCGCTTCAGCAATCTGCGCATCGGACTTTGAATTAAGGTTGATGCCGTATTGCTGTGTCATCTCTTTGCGCAAGTCTATCTGCCCTTTGAGCTTGTCAAACAGTTCACCGGTCACTTGCGTATCGTTTCTGCAATACTTGCGCATCAAACTACGCTCAGTATCTTTTATTAACTCGTTAGGATCAATTGGTAAGTCTTGCATTTTCTGGGTGTGAATACGCCCACCGTAAATTTTAAGCGATGCCTGTCCAATGGGGATTTCGATAATGTCGATATGTTTATCGTAAGTAGGGACTTGGAGGTTATGCTCTTTGAGTATCTGCCAAGTAACGCGCTGATCTGTGATTATTTTTGTGGAAAGTTTGTGTAACTTTGAGCAATCCCATGCGTCCAATGCGCCATGTATAACAGGTATATCGTAGTTTAACCCATTGAATGAAACGGTTTCATGATTAAGAAATAGACGCTGTATCTTTTTGGCTTGCTGCTCATTTAACTTTGCATCTTCGCCAAACAATTCTATTTCAAGCGATGCACCTGTTTTATGATTAACGGCTAAAAATAGCCAATAGTTTTTATAACACTCAGTGTCAATAATGTAAGTATTCATAGGGGTGTCCTATTTGTGAATATAAAAAAACCGACAATCTGGAGTAACAAATTGTCGGTGAGGTCTTTAGGTGGAGCTTGAGGTTTTAGTAAATACACTTACTTATTAAAAACCCAATTGGGCGACACGCATATTGGCGTATGCGTGTCTAGGATTTAATGCAACACACTATACACTCGAAATATAATGTGCTTAAAACATTCAACAAAAGCCAATAGCTAAATAATCAGTTTAACTATCACTAAAAGCACTGTTTACTGCCCCACTACAATCAGTTCTAATCTCCCCTATGTAGTTAGTGAATTACCGTCACCGATAATCTCAACCCGAATCGAGCGCGTAGCTAGTGCGCTTTACCGATATTAAAGGCTGCAAGGTTGCGAATTGCGGTACGCTACAAGCAATGCTTTTAGTGATAGTTGCCGGTGCTGATATCCGGCTTAGTGTTATTCGGTGGTGTACTTTCAACCACTCCCAAGTTTCCTATTTGCACCGACGTGCCATTACCGCTGCGTATCAGCCTACGCATTAACTATCAAGTCATAACAGGTGAGGACTTACACCATAGAGCGTTAACATCATCACGTTAATGATCGCGACCACCTTAGAGCCAGTCTGTTATGACTTCATAGTGCCGTCTTTCCGGCTGTCAATTAACTTTTACGATGTTAATCCAATCGTCTTTTCACCACACTGAGGACACAGAGTATTTAAAAATCATCTTCTTCTGATTCGTCATCAAATAAATCAGCGCTTGCA